CCAGATGTGACCTCTCGAGTTCCGGAATACGAAGGATACAGCATTTGAACCAGAGTTGAACATTTATGAAGATTGTTCTTTGCATCCTCGAGATCATATGCTGGAATATCCCAAGCAACATTGATCGTTCTTGTTGTGTTATCAAATGTTGCAATTGGGTCAATGCGACCATATACACTTTCTTGGTTCCAAGCTGATTGAAAGTTTTGTGAGAATGAGGTTAAGAATGCTTTAAAAGCAACAATTTTATCATTCATCATGCTTTGAAAAATAAGCATAGCACCGGTCTTTTTAGCATAGCCGCTTGAAGAATCTTTAGATTGAAAGTGGTGGTTTGGAATCATTGTCTATTACCCCGAAGCATTAGCAGTTGAATATTGAATATCTTTGACTTTTGCCGTAAATTGTTCTCCGTCAATTTCCAAAGTCATCGTTGGAGCGAAGGAGTTGTTAATATTGTTGTTGATTGTCGCTGCTCCCGCTGCGACGATTTTAGCATTACTGGCTGAATCGGCTGCTTTGCCTGCGGAGATCAAAGCAAGGTTGGTTAGAGTCGCTCTTGCATCAACAGATACATCTTCGAATTGTCCGAGAGCCTGAGCCATTGCTTGAAGCCCTGCAATTGGTTTTTCGAATGTCGACATTGAAAGAGCTGTTAAGTTTCCTCCAATCTGTTCAAAAGATTCAGCAAGAGCAACATTGGCTTCAATTTGTCGTGCTTTGGATTCATCTTCTTTTGCTGATAATTCATTGTAAAGACCTACAGCATAAACAATACCCATTATAGCAGCAGTAAGAGCAGCAATGCCAAGTAAAGCTTGCGGAGCAGCTAAAGCTGAAAAGAATGCTCCCACTGCTCTTCCTAAGCCCAGTAATCCTCCGGCGGCAGGACCAGCGGCAGGACCAAGGAGGCTTAATCCACCAGTTAATTTTCCAAGAATACCAATTGCCGGACCAAGCATTTTAAAGACTACAAAAAGCCCAGCAGCAGCACCAACAAATTTTCCTACCGATCTTAGAGTCTCAGGATCAAATTGATCTAAAAACTCAGCCATACCATCAAGAGCAGCATGTAAACCTTCCAAGAAAGGCTTAACAACAGGAACAAAGCGAGAGAACAAAGACATAAATTTTTCTTTTAAAGGCATCATGTCTTGCAATGCTTGATTAAATTCTTCTTGAACTTTAGCAGATTTATCCATTTCTGCTTGCTGAGTTCGGAAAGCGGAGAGGCTCATTCCAAAAATTCTTTGAGCCTCGGAGAGATCGCTGATACCGGCAGCAGCTGCAATTGCTTTTTGCTCAAAACGACCAAGATCATTGAATGCCACACCAGTTGCCTGAACAGAACTAATGAGTGTCTCGATCCTCTCGTTTTCTTTCATGTTCAGCATTTCCATTGCGGAGATCTGAGTTCCAAGAATTGCATTTAATTTACCAGCAGTCTCAGCAGAACCAGCAAAAGTATCAAACTGATTTGCAAGATCAAGAAGTTTACTGGTTTCAATACCAGCCATACGAGCCGCTCCTGCAAGCCCTTGGAAAACTTCGACGGATTTATCGCCATAAACAGCAAGAGTTGGAAGAGCCGACTGAAAGTCTCTTGTAATCTTTGCGGTTGAGATTCCTATTCTTGGTCCCATCATCGCAAGTTCTTTTGTGAGAGCAGCAGATTCTTCTGCTGATTTACCAAGGTTGGCGGAAAAGAAATTTAAAAGGTTTACAGCAGATTGACCATCAACACCGAACTTTCCAAGTTGTGCTGTGGTCTCGGTCAAAGCTGTTTTAGTTGCTTTTGATGCATTTGTAAATCCAATGAATCCTTCGAAGAGAGCCTGAGCTGCTTTACCGGATTCTTCTAAAGTTACTCCCAGTCCTCGGCTATTGGCTTGGGCCGTTTCAATAACATCTGTAAAGCCTCGACCAGCACCAGTAGCCGCAGCAAAGTTTGCTGCAACTTTATCAAGCATGATAAGGTTGTTTGCCATTGATTCAGTAAATGAAGTAAACACAGCGGCCATTGCATTGGTTATATTGAAGGTGCTCTTAAATGCGAGAGCAAATTGCTTTTGCTTTTCAGCACTCTCGGCCAGTTCTTCGTTTAAACTTATTGAACTTCTAATAAGACCAGCAAAGCCTTTATTACTCATACCAATAAGAGTTGCAACACCTTCAAAAGTATTTCTGTATTCTTTACCTTGATCGTTTGCAATTTTTTGTTTTTTATTATTTTCTTCTTTTAATCTTGCAAGATCTTCTTCGCTAGCGATTGTTTGACCAGTTAGGTTTTTAATTTCCTCAATAAGGTCTTTTTGCTCTTGCGACAAGTTATTCATGTCAGTAAGAGCCATCTCTTGAGAGCTCAAAAGATCTAGTAATTGTCTTTCAATTATTAAACTTTGATTATAAGACTGTTGTGCATCACCAACAGCATCAGCAATTTTTCTTTGAAGTTCGGCTTCTTGTTTAAGCTGTTCAGCTCTTTGTTTACCTTGTGGTGTACTAGGATCAACAGTGCCTTTTTTTTGAAGATTTGCCTCGCTCAGGTCTGAGTCGGACAATTCTTTCAATGCATCAATTAAATCTTGTTTATTGTTAATTGGAAAAGCCACTTATTAATCCTCGTCTTTAAACGGCCATGTGATTCTAGTCTTGCTTTCAAAATCCTGAACGGCTTGATCCAAAACAACTCTGTGCTTTACAGTCATTGGATGATCTTTACCAAATTGAGCATAAGCTTCAAGGTAATTCTTTTCAGCCATGATTGCATTCGCATAAGATTTAATATCTTGAACATCACCACGAATAACAAATTTAAGTTCCTGTTCATTTTCATTTAAATTGGCAATAGTATTTACATCTTTTCCATAGATGTATTTTAGCAAGGTTTTATTCCATGCACCAAAAGCTTTCATCCAAGACTCGGTAAGCAAACGAGGGTCTCGTGTTAGATCAATCTTCATAGCAAGCACTCCATAACATAAATAGTTTCATAAAAAAAATGCCCTCTCGGGCATTATCTTGATTTCTTCATTGCTTTCTCGTATGCCTTCGCCTCATCCTCATAATGTTTCTGTAGTCTTTTCACAAACCAATTACGAAGCCCGACGGGTAAATTGTAAGCTTCAATAAATGACCAAGAGCCGTGATGAGTCAGGAAGAAAAACTGCTCATATACAGCTTGCATATACTTATCGGTCAGGCCAAAGAAAGTCTGCCCCGAAAGGCACCTCCAACTCCTGTTGGTGGCCACAGTTATTGCACTCAAAATCTTGAGCAACCCTAACATCAGGAGAGACCATGCGATATGCTAATCGAAGATGGCGAGCATCACGAAGAGGCATATTGTCAACATAATGATCAATTGTACTTTGATCTTGAATGTTCTCAACTGAAACAATCATTCGCTTATATTGATCTGTCATTGTAGTCTCAGTCATGCCTCCTTTTGCCTTGTTTTTGCTCAATTGGCTAATAAATTTCTCATCTTTTCCAGTTAAAAGTCTTACCTCGACCGTAAACTTACTAAAAGGCATTTGAATCAAAAAACTTCCATTATCGGTCTTTTTTATACCAAGTTCTTCGTCGTATTTTGATTCAAGAATTTTAGGTTTTGAGAGATCAAAATCCATTTGAGCTTTTGTTCCGCAGTTTGGACACTGAACCTGAGCTTCATATGTTTCTCCATAGCCTGATGATCGAGCAGCAATTAGAATAGCATTCTTGTCTCCGATGAAGAGATCTTCAACCTTAATGCTTGAATCACATATAATGTTTTGCATAAAACGATCAACTGCAATACCTTTTTTCAAAAGAGTAGCGGATGTCAAAATATCTTCTTCTTTTGCAGTCATATATTTAATTTCAATGACATCTTTACCGAAAAGAGGATGATCCTCTGCATATCCCATACCTTTTGATGGCAGCTCAACAAACTCGGTTGGTGCAACAAAGTTAAGTGGAGACATTGCTGTCGCTGCTGGTGCTTTAGCTTCTGGTTGATCGTTAGCACCTAAACGATCCATGTTATTTCTAACAGACAAATTTCACCTCTAGTTATTGTGGTTCTGTGACCTCAGCCCAATCATACGAAATTCCTATTTGGATTGTAACAAAATTGTCTGAGTCGTAGTCTAGTTCTCCAAAGTTAATTGATTTAACAAATGCACCATTTAATTTCCAAATTTCAACAGGTTCGCCTTCGGCATTTAATTGATAGATTGTAAGGAAATCAAGGTAATTGTTAGCACCTTTAGAGATACCATCGTTATTTTCGAACTGGTCTGGATAAACATAGCCAGTTGTTCTTAATTTATCCAATAGTTCTTTTGTTTTCTTTCCGGTATCGACAATGGTGATTGTTATATCGTTCCATGTAACAATACCGGGATATTTAAATTTATGATTGACTAATTGATGTTCAGTCGCACTGACCTCAAATGATGGCTTCGTAACAGATTTAGCCCAATACCAAGTAGGCACATCATCTTCGCTTATAATAAGAAAACGATATTGCCTAGTCGGTTCATTTGCTTCTGGGTCGGTCCAAAAAGCCATCTAAACTCCATTAGTTGTTAGGGGGATTATAGTTTGGTGTGCCATTAGCACCGGCTTCAAAGTAAGTTCCCTGAAAATCTGGATGATCTGCTGTAAACTCACAGGTAGCCCAGTCATAACGAATACCAAGTTCAACGGTTCTAAGTGCATCATCTTCATATGCAAGATCGCCAAACTTAACTGACTTGACAAATGGTGCTTTAAGATCCCATCTTTCAATAATTTGACCTTCAGCATTTAATACTTGAATCTTCATTTGGCCTAAGCCAACATTGGTTGCTTTCTTTTTAGAAATTGTAGCTCTTTGTACAGCACTGTCAGCATTTGTTGGAATCATGTAACCTGAATCAACGAGATACTGATTGGTTGTTGCAACAGCATCAGGAGAAATTGGATCAACCAAAGTCAAAGAAACCTCAGTCCATGATACTTTGCCGGGGAAATAATATTTATTACCCAAGAATGAGTGCTCTACTTCGCCCACATCAAAAGAAGGTGTGGTTACACTTTTCGCCCACCAGATAACACTATTAGCACCAAGACCTATCTCAACGATAAATCTAAATCCTCTTTTTGGTTCTACTTGTGCGGAATCGGACCAGAATGCCATAATTAATACTCCCTTTTATTGTAATTAGTATTCATTAGAATTGAACACCTGATCTTGTGATAATAAAGTCCACAGCAATGAACTCGATAGCACGGGCAGGCTTGATATAGACCTTAGCATAGAGAATGTTTCTATCTTGAAGATCTGGTGTAGTTGTTGAAGAATCAAGTTGGACTTTATAATCAACAATACCACCTTGTGATTGGATTGTTCCAAGAACTCTGTTTGCTCTTGTGCTGAATCTGTTCCAAGTTGCTTCGATGTTATTGTCGAAAAGAATGGTATCAGCGATCTCGCCAATTCTCTTCTTAACGAAAATCATCAAGCGACGAACATTGATGCGATCAAGGGCACTAGGAACTTGTTGAAGAGTCTTCTGACCGAAGATAACAAAGTCACCTTGAAGTCTTGCGATTGGGTTAATATTGGTTTCATAAAGATCATCACGGTTAGCTTTATTAAGTGTCTCGGCTGTTGAAGTAACAAGCGGACCATTAACACCGCCAAGCTGGCTAATGCCACCTCGATTGAAACCAGCAGGTGCAAACCAAGGATATGAAAGCTTCTGCGATTTTCCGATAGCACCGATTGCAGCCACAGTCGGAGGAACAGCAACAATTGTTCCATTACCGCCCGGATCGTTTACACGAACCCATGGGTGGTAGGCAGCAGCATAAGAAGAATCAAAATTTCTTGATCTTGCTGATGAGATAACATCAGCAACAGTTTTGGCTGATTCATCAACATTGGTTTCTGATGCAGGTGTATATGCATTTTCCAGATCGATGAGAGCCAAGCAATCTTGTCTTTCGTCTGCGACTTCAATCATTCTATCGGTGATAGTTGATTTATTAACACCCGGAATTGCAAGAAGGTCCATATTAACATTATCAACATCAGCAGCAATATCAAGCATCTTATTAAGAGTATAGAATTCATAATTTGCAGTCTCGGAAGTTCCGATATTACGATTTGCAAATGGATCAAGCTCTGTAATATCTACACCGTCAAAACCGCCAACAAATGGAGCAGCAAATTTTTTAACTCGTGCAGTTTGAAGAAGCTTAAGTGACCCGCTCTTCGCAGTGTAAGAATTACCACCCGATCGAGAGCCAGATTCATAATAGTAGCTTCCACTTTCTTCTTTGATATCATCAATAGAGAAGATGAAAGATCTTTGAATTGAATCGTTTGCGGTATCTCCATGAATATCAAGTCCAGCAGGAAGATCACGAATAACATCTCTATAGCTTTGATCAAGATTTGTTGATGATGAAAGGAACTGATGAACACCAAAAATCGCAGTATTCAAATAATTGTTGTCAAGACTTCCATATGTGTTCTCAGTTGTAAGTCGGATGTCTGGAAAGACAAACGAAGCGGTTAATCCAGTTGCTCCACCAAGTGTTGCAAATTGTCCAGATGGTATCCCTGTTGTTGGAATAGAACCAGAACCGAGAAC